AGAAGAAGACCGCGCCGGGCGGCAAGCAGTACATCGTCGAGCAACTGCGCAAGGCGTACCAGTCGAATTTTCAGTGGTACAACGGCTCGCAGGTCGTCACCTACAACCGGCGCCAGACCATCGAGCAGGCGAACTTCGCCTGGCGTTCGTGCCATGACGGCTTCGCCCTGGACGAGGACCGCCTGACCCAAAACGGGATCATCGTCACCGACGAGCGCGGCCCGAGCACGGCCAGCGGCGCCGAGAAGTTGCAACTGGTCAACCTGATCACCGAGCAGGCCGAAGTGCTGAAGCTGGGCTTCCAGGAGCAGTTCAGCATCAACGCGCACGCCGACGGCACTTCCAGCACCGACGCCATCGCCGGCCTGGATGCGCTGGTGTCGCTGACCCCGACCCTGGGCACCGTGGGCGGCATCGACCGCTCGGTGGCTGCCAACGCCTACTGGCGCAACCAGGTCGCCACCGGCCTGACCGTCACGACCACGACCGGCACCATCCTGAACGGCATGGAGACCATGTACCGCCAGTGCATGAAAAACGGTGGCCGGCCGGATCTGATGATCGCGGGCAGTACCTTCGTGGACGGCTACCGGACCCACATCCTGACCACCTACGGTCGCATGGACTTCGGCCCGAGCAACACCAAGAAGGTCGAAGGCGGCACCTCGGTGCTGACGTTCCAGGGAACCGAGATCCAGTGGTCGCCCGAGTTCGCCGAACTCGACGCCCGCTTCGGCCCGGCGACGCCCTGGGAAAAGCGCCTGTACATGCTCAACACCGGCACGATCACGCTGCGCCCCATCCAGGGCCACGACCAGATCACCCGCAAGCCCCCGCGGGCTTACGACCGGTATGAGTACTACTGGGGCCTGACCTGGAAGGGCGCCATGACCATGAACCGCGCCAACGCCAACGGCGTCGCGGCCGTGGCCTGACGCACCGCGGGGGCTTCGGCCCCCGCTTTCCCAATCACGAGCAGTTGCCAATCCTGTCCACGGCGGTTGACAGGGGCTTGGCCAGGCCTTCGGGGCTGGCCCTTTTTGATGAACCGCCATCCTCGAAGAAGGAACCCCATGCGCCCCCGCAAGACCGCCCAGACCATCGAATCCGACAAGCTGTTGTCCCGCCGCGTGCTGGTCAACATCAAGCGCGACCAGACCGCCGCGACCCCGCGTGTCGTCTGGCTGCATGAGATCCCCATCCTCGAAGACCTGTTCGGCGAGGGCAACGTGACGCACATCGACCCCGACCTGCTGGATGAAGGCTTCAGCGGCAAGCCGTCGGCCGACACCCTGCCGTACAACAAGAAGCAAGACCCCATCCTGCCGCCGAGCGAAACGCAGGGCCTTGGCTTCGTGTTCATCGGCAACAAGGGCGCCGAGTACGACCGCCTGGCGGTGGTGTACGGCTCGCACCCGACGTTTGCCGGCCCGGTGGTCGAGCACGTCTATGGGCGGATGCAGGACGGCAAGTTCGTCGACCTGCTGGGCCAGCCCGAGCTGGAAGACCTGCCCGATGCGCAGTTGCGCGGCCTGCTGGTGGGCTACGGTGCTGACGCCGAGCAGATGAAGGCGGCCACCGACCGAACCAAGCTGCTGGCGCTGGCCGGCGAGCTGGGCGTCGAGATCAACTGAGCGAGGAACCCATGCAGATCCTGATTGAGAAAGACGGCGCCACCTGCATCCCCCGCGAGGTGGACGACATGGAGGCGGCGCAGAAGCTGGCCAACAGCGGCGCCGCGGTGCTGGTCGAGTCCGGCGGCGAGTGGGTGAGCCTGCCGCCCCGGGATGACGACGAGCCGGCGGCCGAGGACGCGAAGCCGGCCAAGAAGGCCAAGAAGACCGCCGAGTAACGCCCGTGCGCTTCTTCAAGCCCCATCGCGAGGTGCTGACCGACCCGGCCGGCAACTCGCTGCCCGACCTGAGCGTGACCGTTGCCAAGCTCGACGGCGGCGCGACGGTGCTGTATGGGGACATGACCGGGGCGGCCGGCGCCATCTCGAACACGCTGAGGGCCGACAAGTTCGGCGAGGTGCGGTTCTGGGCGCGCGATGGCATCTACCGGCTGACCATCTCCTTCACGGTCAACGGGACCGCGGCGACGGTGGTCAAGGAGGTGGTGATCGGGTCGGGTGGCTCGACGGTGGTGTTCGAGTCCGACAAGGTGAACGTGACCGACGAGCTGCGGGCGTTCATCGAGGCCAACCGGTCCAGGCTTGCGGATGAGTTCGGCGCCAATCGCGGCATCGTCCCCTCGCTGCGGATTTCCGGGCTTGGCCGGCGCTACACCATCAGCGAGAAGCTTTTCCTCGACAAGGATCTATGCGGCTTGGTGCTGGCTGACATGACCCTGGATGCCGACATCGGCGCATCTGCCTGGGCTTCCGACGACTGCATGCTGCAGTTCGGGGACGGCGACCTATCGACGCAGCTTCTGACCCATTCCGGGGTGGACAACATTACGCTGGTCTGCAACCGGGTGACAAGCGGCCTGAACGCCGAATACACCAACTCCTTCAGTTCGCATGGGCTGGTGACGGACGGCCAACTGCTGTTCGGCCTGCGCGCCTGGCGCAAGAACCGAGCGCTCTCCATCCATGGCGGAAAGCTCCAGGAGTGGGGAAACAACGCCACGCTTGGCAAGCGAATCGGAAACCGCACGGCCTACGGTTTGTGGATCGAGAAGTCGGACGGCGAAGCCTATGACGTGGTGTGCCCGATCAACAAGGCCGGGATCTACATCAACAACATCCGCAATTTCCTGTTCGTGAACTGCCATCCCTGGATGGGTGATCTCGACCCGGCGTTTGAGTCCGTCGAGCGTTACGAGTGCCACCCGGCAATCGTCGGCTCGGATGTTGATACCGACCCTGGCGAGGACGATTCTGTAGACCCTTCTGGCGTGACCTTCCAGAACTGCTACTTCGATCAAGGCCCGATCCTGGTCAAGTCGTTCGCAAATCAGTTCCTTGGCTGCCGCAGCACCATGGGCAACGACCGCGAGCCGGTGCCGGCGTTCATCTTGGAGGCCAACGTAGCCAACGAGCGCGCGACCGGCTTCCAGGTGTCGCACCATCGGTTCTCGCGCAACTATGGTTCGCTGTACCAGTTGACAACGAACGGCGGCGGGTGGAGCGACCACCCAAACTTCCATTTCGTCGGATGCGTGCAGGGCAGCGTGACCAGCACCGATCAGAAGCTGGCCAGCGCCGTGCATCTGCGCGACATGGGGGAAAACGGGACAGCCGAAGGCGCCCGCACCGGATACGGGCAGATCCTCTTCAGCAACTACACCGAGCCGATGCGTGTCGCTGGCCGGTATGGCAGCCTGGCCATCCATTCCAAGCGGCAGGACGATGGCGAAGGTGTGGTGCACACGCAGTGGGGCACGGCGTCGATGCCGCCCGCCTTCATTGGGGGGGTTTCGACATCCGCGAACATCGGAGAGTTTGGCGGGTTCCCTGGCGCCGGCCGCGTGCTGGTGCGCTTCCAAGGCACCGGGGACAACGGGACCGACCTGTCCAACCAGGGCGCGATATTCGACGCTGTGGCCTATGAGGACTGGACCAGCATCAGCACGCCGACCGCGTTCGTCGTCAAGCTGACCCCTTCCGGCTCCACGTCATCGGCATCAATGTTCGAGTTCAGCCCGGCAGGCATCTATCCGACCACTGACGGAACCGGCCGGTGCGGCACCGCCAGCAAGCAATGGGAGCGCGTGACATCGCTGGGCTTCTATGTCGGCGGCCAGAAGGTTGTCGGTGCCCGCGTGACTGGATGGAATGCGCCCACGGGCACGCTGACACGCGGCACCTTCAGCGCGACCGCAACGCTGGCCACAACCGCCGAAACGCTGGCGGCCCTCATCACCGACTTGCGCGCTCACGGCGTGATCGGCACCTGAATCGGCGGACTCCATGACCATCGTCATCCCCAGCAGCACGACCACCACGGCTGCCACCAGCAACTACCGCACCCTGGGCGACCTGCGCGCGGTCCTGCTGGCGCGCTGCGGCATGGGCGGCATGGGCGCATCCGGCGGCGCCAACCAAGCGCTGATGGACAGCTTCTTGCAGAACGCTCAGGCGCAGCTCTACTGGATGGCCGACTGGAAGCACCTTACGTGGTATGAGGACAAGACGACCGGCATCGGCCAGAACCAGTACGACTACCCTGCGGCGGCCACGCGGGACCGGCGCCTGCTGCGGGTCGAGGTGAACTACAGCGGCCAGTGGACCCAGCTCGGCGAGGGCATCACCACCGGCATGTGGTCCACCATGGACACGCAATCGGTGCCGGCGCGGTACGAGCGGCTGGCCCAGGTGCTGGTCTACCCGAAGGCGGATCAGGCCTACACGCTGCGCATGTGGTATGTGGCCGACCTGGGGCGCTTCACGGCCAACGGCGACCGCGCGACGCTGGACGACGAGATGATCCTGCTGCACGCGGTGACGAACGCCAAGGCCCACTACCGGCACCCGGACGCGAAACTGTACGAGGGCCAACTGAACACGCTGCTGGCCAGCATCCGCGGCCAGTCGCTGGGCTCCAATGGGGTCTACCGGCGCGAGAGTGGCGGCGCCACGATGCCGAAGCCGGCTGTTGTCGGGCGGGATGTCTGATGCCGGCCATCACGTACCAGGATTTCAGCGGCGGCCTGGATCGCCGCCTGCCCGTCACGGTGCAGGAGGCCTCTCGGCTGTGGACCCTGCGCAATGCCTACATCACGCTGGGCAAGCGCATCGCCAAGCGGCCCGGCCTGCGGCAGGTTACCGGCTCGCTGGCCGGCACTGACGGGCTCAAGGCGGCAAACGGCGGCCTGCTGGTGTTTGCCACGGTTGGCGACACGGTTGGGGCGATGCCGGCCGGCGTGTCGGTGGTTTACCTCAACGACCCCCTGGCCGGTAGCGGCGGCTCGGCTGTGGTGCGAATCCACTATGCCGAAATGTTCAACGGCTACCTGTACGTGGTGGCCGAGCATTTCCGCTACGTGGCGCCGACCGAGACGCGGGTGTACCAGCACCACTACATCGACGGCGGCCTGTCCACCATCATCGCGGATGCCCCGCTGTCGAAGACCGCGACCAAGGCGGCCAGCCGCATCTTCAGCGCCGACGGCGACGTGGTGAAGTACTGCGCGGCCGGTGACGCGCGAGACTGGACGACATCCAGCGACGCCGGCTTCCTGCCGACCGGCCTGCAGCAGGACACGACGACCGACGCAACGGCGGTTGGCACCTTCCAGGACTCGCTGTGCGTGTTCTTCGAGGAAGGCGTGCAGATCTGGTCTGTGGCTGTGGACCCTTCGGCAAACGCCATCCGCAAGCGGGTGTATGGGGTCGGGACCAAGGCGCACATGAGCCTGGCCAGCTTCTCCAATGACCTGGCCTTCCTGTCACCCTTCGGCTTCCGGTCGATGACGGTTTCTGCCCAGACCGACCGCATCGACGACACCGACCTGGGGGTGCCCATCGATAAGCTGGTGGTGGCCGACATCGCTGCGGCCGACGCGGTGAACAACCGCGCCAGCGTGCAGACCTTCGGCGTGTGGATTCAGCAGCTCGGGCAGTACTGGTGCTGCTTCGACATGGGCCTGTACTCGAAGGTCTGGGCCTACAGCTACAGCAAGTCGAGCAAGCTGGCATGCTGGAGCGAGTACGTTTTCCCGGTGAAGATCGAGGCCATTGCAACCGTGGCCGGCGTGGTCTACGTGGCCGACAGCGAGCGGAACCTCTACGCGGTGGATTCGGCGGTCTACACCGATGCCGGCGAGCCGATCACGGTCGAGGTGCAGATGGCCTTCCAGGATGCCAAGCTGCCCGGCGTGCTGAAGCAGTTCTACGGCGCCGACATGGTTGTGGAAGGCTCGGCGGCCCTGACGGTGCTGTACGACCCGCGCGACCTGGCGAAGGAATCGATTGCCCAGACCGTGAGCGGCGACACCCGCCCGGGCGACATGATCCCGGTCGAGGTGCAGGCCACCTCGGTTGCCCCGGTGTTCCGGCATGAGGGCGACGAGCCTTTCGAGCTGGCGGCCTTGAGCCTGTACTACAACAGCCTGGGCACCGTCTGACGTGCTGATCACCGATCTGACGCTGGACCACGCCTTGTCGGTGTGTCGTCGCATGCGTCAGATGGACCGCGAGTGCCTGGACGCAGCCTTGGGTGTCGGGGTCGAGGCCGACGCCTTCGCGGTGGACCGGTGGCAAAGCAGCGGGCCGGCATGGGCTGGGCTCGTTGACGGCTGCCCGGAAGTCATTTTTGGCTTGAACCTGACGACAGGATGGGCCTGCACAGCATGGCTTGTGGCGACCGACAACATGCGCCCGCAAACGTGGCGAAAACTGCTCAGGTTCGCGGGCACAGTGCGTCAGAACGTGCTGGCGCCTGGGTTTCAGTTCCACCGGCACCGCATCGAGGCGCATGTGTTGGCCGACTGGCCTGGCGCTCAGGAGCTGGCGCGGCATCTCGGCATGCAGTACGAGGGAACGCGCAGGGCGGCCGGCTCAGGCGGCCAAAGCATCGAAATCTATGCAGCCGTGACACCATGAGCCTAGCCGGCATCGAGATTGCCAAGGCCACCGGCACGACGAAGGAAAACGTCTGCCAGACCCTGCAACGGGCAACGCGCAGGCTTACCGCCTTCGTGGCGCTCAGACTCGCGGACTGCCGGCATTCAGGCTGAAAAGCCCCGGCGTGTGCGGGTGAAATCCTCTGATCGACGAAGAACGGACAAGCCATGCAGATCCTGATCCAGACCGATCCAGCCAACCGCGTGCCCAAGGATGTGTCGGCGGCCGAGCGCGACGAGTGGGCGCGTAAGTTCACGATCTACGACGTCGGCACGAACGGCCAACTCGGCGCCGCCTATGGCCCGACCGACCCGGACGCCAAGCAGCCCGCGGCGGCCGGCCTTGCGGTGGTGCAGCCCGAGCAGGCCGGGTCGCGTCGGCGCGGCCTGCTGCCGGCCACGGCGGCGGCCGAGCAAGCCATGCGGCGCCGGCCGGTGCGGATGGTGGTCTTCGGCTCCAGCACGGACGCGCAGAACTACGTCGTGCTGTCGGGTGATCTGACCGTCTCGAATGGCATTGCGACCTGGGTCAGCACCGAAGGAACGCACGAAATCGGCACCGGCACCATTTGCATGCTGGGCCAGCCGGACCCGGCGGCCGGCGTGCAATCGACCCGCCTGATCGGCCCGGTGACGCGCACCAGTTCGACCGCTGTCACGATGGTGGCCACCGGCGCCCCGAATGGCGGCCCCGTCAACTGCCGGCTGACGCTGCTGTCTGCCTACGCTCCGCAAAGCTGGGTTCGAGAGCTGCAGGTTCGCCTGGGTGGGTCGCTGGAGGTCATCAACTGGGCATTCGGCGGCGAGACCACGGCGCGCGGCCTGATCGACTTTGACCAGGTGCTGGCGCTGAGGCCCGACATCATCTGCGGCGCCTGGAAGATCGGGAACGACCTGCTGCAGGGCATCAGCGAGGGCACCGTGTCGCGGCTGACGCAGATGATCGAGGCGGCCACGTCGCGCGGCATCTACTGCCTGATCTCGCTGCCGCCTGCGGTGCCTGATTTGCTTGTGGGCATGGACGGCAAGGGGCGTGTGATCGCCGAGCGGGTCAAGGCATTGGCTTCCGTGAACCCGCTTGTGCTGGTGCATGACGAATTCCCAGACACCGTGTTGCCGAACACCGGCCAGGGCAACCCGTCGCTGTTCCGTGATGCTGGCGGAGGTGATCCGGGCATCCATGCCAACCATCGGGGCGCCATCATCCGTGGGCAGCGAGTGGCCGACATGCTGCTGCCGCTCATCGGCACGGTTTGGGACAAGCGGATTTCCTCGGTGTTTGATCGGCGCTCTGCCAATGCCGACAGCTACCAGCTCATGGACGGTTTCTTCTTGGGTACTGGGACTGCGGCCAGCACGCTGGACGGGAAGGCGACCGGCACCGTCGATGCCGGATTCACCGACATCGTGACGGCGGGCAATGCGAGCCGGGCGGTTGCCTGTTCTCTGGTGGATCGCGCCGATGGTGTCGGCAAGGATCAGGTCTTTGCCTTCACTGCCGCGGCTGCCGGTGATCAACTCAGCGTCGAGCTGACCAACGCGGTGGGCGCCGAGTTCTGGCGCAGCATGACGGCCGGCACGGTGTATGAGGCGGTCTGCGACCTGTCGATCACCCTGGCCAGCGGTGCAACCGTGACCGGGTATGAGCATTACATCAACGTGACCGTGAACGGCCAGAACGCGCGGCGCACCGAGAACATGCGGACCAGCGGCGCCGAGGAAGACACGCCTCTGGCGGTGGACATCAGCGAGCCGATGTGCCACTTCCCGCCGTTCGCGCTGGAAGCTGCGCCGACTGCGGCCAAGTGGAAATTCGACCAGCAGGCGGAAACGACTGGCGTCATCACGATCAAGATCGGTCGTCCGACCCTGCGCGCTGTGCGTCGGGTCTGAAAGGGGTAGAGCATGGGTGGCGGCGGAAGCGATTACGAGGCGCAGCAGCGCAAGCAAGAGGCGCAGAAGGCCGAGGCGCGCAATGCGCTGAATGTCATCTTCGGCGCTGCGCCGACCATGGCCAAGACCAAGCGCCCCCTGGTGGGCGAGGCGGCCACGAGTGCGGCCGACCTGTTCGCGTCGCAGTCGGCCCAGGCGGAAGCCAACAAGGCCGCGCGTGAGGCGCTGTACGGCCAGGTGCGTGCCGATGCCTACGGGGCCGGCAAGCGCAGCCTGGACGAGAGCAAGACCACCGCGGCGCGCGAAAACAAGTTCGCCCTGTTCGCGCAGGGCCTGAACGGCGGCAGCGAGGACATCGACCAGAACGCACTGCTGCAGCGCACCTACGGCGAGGGCCTGATCGACCTGGGCGGCAAGGCTGATGCCGTGCGCTCCGGGCTGGCGACGAACGACGAACAGACCCGGCTGGGCCTGCTGCAGTCCATCGATGCCGGCATGGATCAGGGCTCGGCGCTGTCGTCGGCCATCGCGCAGATGAAGAACAGCGCCGACAGCGCGGCGGCCGAGGCGACCGGCACCGACCTGGGCGACCTTTTCAGCACGGCCGGGCTTCTCTACACCAAGAGCAACGCGGCGCGCGGACGGCAGGCTGCAGCCAATGACCCCTACTCGCTGTTCTACGGGTACGGCGGGAGCGGCGGATCGCGTAAATCTTCGGGTGGCATCGTCACCCCTACCGGAGGCTGAGACATGGGACCGGAAATGGCACTCTTGATGGCCGCTGGTGGCACCGGCCTGGGCATCGCCGGGCAGCAGCAGGCCGCCGATGAGCAGCGCAGCATCTTGGACCGCGCCCAGCGCCGCGCCAGCAAGATGCAAAGCGACAGCATGCAGAAGATCCTGAACGAGGCCGGCACGATGGCCCCGACCGGGCGTGCTGATGCGATGGCCGCCCAGGCGGACAAGAACTACCAGCAGACCCAGGCCGACCTGACCGGCGGGGCCGCGCTGGATGGCTCGGGCAATGCCATCATCGACACGGCGGGCGATGCCGGCGCGGTGTCGTCGGAGTTCATGAAGCGCAAGGCGGATTCGGCCCTGGCTGAAGGCACCCGCATGTCGGCCATTGCGCGCGAGCTGGCCAAGACCCGGTCCAGTGGCGACGTCATGCGCGCCGAGAATCAGCGCCGGGCGGCCCTGACCGGCGACCTGAACAGCGACTGGTCCACCGTCAAGAACCTGAACGGCGCCAGCCAGGCCGATGCCGCGAGCGTGCAAGAGCCCTGGTGGGGCCAGTTGGGCAAGATCGCGGCGGCAGTCGGCAGCGCCGGGGCGATGATGCCGGCCGCGGCAGGCGCTGCAACCGCAAGCCCTTTCGCCTTGGCCGGCCCGATGTCGCTCGGCAATGCGCCGGACCCCAACAGCTTCTGGAGCCACGGCGGGCGAATCCGCTTTGGCCGGTGAGACCATGCCGCGCAACACCTTCTCAAACAGCTTTCTCCGCGGCGGCGCTGGCGGCCTGACCCGGCTCGCGTCTTCGCTCATGAGCGGGGATCAGGCCTACCAGCAGGGCTTCGACGCCGAGCAGGAGCGCACGACCAAGCTGGCGCAGGCCATCGCCCAGGCGCGGGCAAACAACGCCCAGGCCGACAAGTACGGGGCCGACGCTGCGAAGACCGACGCCGAGCGCGCCGTGTTGCAGGGCCGGCCCGGGCTGTACGAGGAACAGGCGGCGCTGGCTTCCGGCTTCGACGTGCCGACCGTGCAGGCCTTCCGCACCCAGGTGCAGACCGGCCGGTCGCCCACGGTGCCGATGGGGCCGCCGACTGAGGACGGCGACATGGGCGCCGGCTCGTTCGTGCTGCCCCAGGCCGGCCGGACGAAGCTGGCGGTGGCTCTGCAGCAACTGCTGCCGCTGCTGGCGAACACGGGCGACCTGAAGCCGGATGACCTGGCGAAGGCGGCCGAGACCTACCGAGGCATGGGCCTGTCGGATGCCATCATCGCCGGCCAGGCCGACCGCAACAAGGTCGGCGGTGCCCAGGCGGCGGCGGCTGGCAAGCCGGCATTCCAGCGCGACACGACCGGCTCTGTGCTGGACGAGTTCACGGGGTTGCTGGACACGTCGAACCCGCTCGCCCAGGCGACGATCAAGCAGCGGCAGCAGTACGGCGACGCGGCGGTGACGCGGGCCAACCGGCCGTCTTCTGGCCTGCGTGGCGTCATCCGCGACACGGTCGAAGGGCTGATGCTGATCGACCCCGTGACCGGCGAATCCATGCCGGTGACCGACGAAGGCGGCGCGCAGCTGCAAGGCAAGTCCACCGAGAAGCCGATGACCGAGGGGCAGGCGAAGGCGAACCTCTTCGGCACGCGGATGCAGGAGGCGGACAAGATCCTGTCGGACCTGACGGGCAAGTACTCGCCGGCCATGCTCAACGCCAAGATGACGGCCGAGGGCGCCCCGATGGTAGGCGGCCTGCTTGGGTTCGCCGCCAACAGCATGAGCCCGCCCGAGCTGCAGATGGCCGAGCAGGCGCAGCGCGACTTCATCAATGCGGTGCTGCGGCGGGAATCCGGCGCGGTGATCAGCGACGGCGAGTTTGCCAACGCCAAGAAGCAGTACTTCCCGCAGCCGGGCGACGCCATGGAGGTGATCGCCCAGAAGGCTGCCAACCGCCGCCGGGCGACTGAACTGATGCTGGCCGAAGTGCCGAACCAGCACCGGGCGAAGCAGGCCGGGCAACCGACCGCGCCGAAGCCAGCGGCGCCGGCCGTCGGCCAATGGCGCGTCCAGCCTGGCGACCAGAAGGCCCGCGACACCGACCGGATGGCCATCCTGCTGCGCGAGTACCAGGCGGCGACGAACCCGGCCGACCGCGAGGCCATCGGGCGCGAGATCCAGCGCGCGGGCGGTGTGCCACCGGCCGGCAAGCCTGCGCCAGCCGCTTCTGGCGGCTTCAAGTACCTCGGGACGGAGTGACCATGGCGCGCTATCGAGTGCAGGGGCCGGACGGCAAGATCCACGTCTTCGAGGGGCCTGACGGCGCGACGCCGGCCGATGTCGAGGCGTTCGCGGCGGCGACGTTCTCGGCCATGCCGCCGGAACAGGCCGCACCGAAGCCGGCGCAGCCTGAGCGCACCTTGATGCAGCGAAACATGGACGCGACCCGCGACCAGTTGGCCGGCCTGGTGCGCGGCGCCGGGAGCATCGGGGCGACCTTGCTGGCGCCTTTCGACGCAGCTGCGCGTGCTGTTGGCGTGCAAAACGACTTCATCGGTCGGACTGATCGGCGCGAGGCGATGGATGCTGGCTTGCGTGACCTGGTGGGCGCTGATCCAACCTCGATGAACTACGCGGCGGGCAAGCTTGGCGGCGAGATGCTGGGCACGGCCGGCGCTGGTGGCGCGCTGGCCAAAGGGGCGACGATGGTCCCCGGCCTGGCCACGAAGGCGCCAGCGCTGGTCGAGGCCATCCGCACGGCCGGCATGTCGGCCAAAGGTGCAGGCATGGGGACCAGGATTGCCGGGGGCGCCATCACTGGCGGCGTGTCGGCCGGAATGGTTGACCCCGGCTCGGCCGGCACTGGCGCGCTGATTGGTGGCGCCGCTCCACCCGTGCTGACCGCGCTCGGCAAGGCCGGCCGGATGGTCGGAAGTGCCGCTGCCGGGTCTCGCAACATGCTGCGCAACCCGCAGGCGCGAGCAGGCACTGAATTGGCCCGCGCGCTCGATGTGGCCGACAGCCCGCAGGCCGCGGCGGCGCTGGCCGCTCAGTTGCGCGCGGCGCCTGAGCTGGTGCCTGGCAGCCGGCCGACGATGGCGCAGGCGCTTGGCACCCCGCAGGCCGGCGTGTTGCAGCGCGTGGTGCATGACAGCCCTGGCGGCTCGGCGGTGGCTGAGCGGCTGGCGGCCCAGAACGCGGCCCGGCTGCAGGCGCTTGAAGGTGTGGCGCCTACCGCTGTTGGCGGGTTTGCTGAGGCTCGGCAGGACTTGGGCGAGGCGGTCGGTCGGTTTGCAACGGCCGAGCGCGAGATGGCGGCCAAAGCGAACCGCGCCCAATATGCCGCGGTGGATCCGGCAGAAGAAGCCGGCGTGCTGCTGCCGGTGGCCGAAATGCGCGCTGCTGCTGAGAAGTTTGGTGGCGCCGGGGCGGTTGGTGACAACGCGATGCCGCGGCAGATCGCCAACGAGGCCGCGGCGCTCTCCAAACCGACCGGCCCGGCTGGCCCGTCGATGTGGGGGCTTGGCCTGCCTCCGACCGATCAGCCCGCATCCTGGGGGCAGGTGATGCGTATGCGAGCGTCGCTGAACGAGCAATGGAACAAGGCCAAGATCGCCGGGGATCGGCAGGCTGCCGCCGCGCTGGACGCTCAAAAGCAGGCGCTGGATTCAGCCATCGAGGGGCAACTCGGCCCGGAAATGCTGGCCCGCTGGCAGGAGGCCAACGCCAGCCGGGCGGCCATCGGGGCGCGGTTCGACAACGGGCCGCAGGGGGCTCTATTCCGCCGAGGCGCAGACGGCCAGCCCCAGGTGCAGGGCGGCGAAGTCATGGCCAAGTTCTGGGGCAACCGCCCGGGCCTGGCTGATGACGTGGACTCTTTTCGGCGCCTGATCGACGACAACCCCGATCTGCTGGGCCGCTTCCGCTCGATGGTGACGACGCAGGGGGCCGGCGCAACCGATGCGGCCGGGCGGCTCGGCGCCAAGTTCCCGCGCTGGGTCGAGTCGATGGCGCCCGGCTTGCGGCGCACCTTCACGCCGGAAGAGTTCGGCCTCATCCAGCGGATCGCGCAGGACATCCAGCGCGCCGAGAGTGCAGCGGCTGCCGGGATGGCGCGCGGTTCCCCGACCTTCCAGAACGCGGCCAATGCGCTGGACATCGGGCTTCTGAAAAGCCCCATGCTCAACCGAGCGGCAAGCCTTGTGCCGCTTGGCCAGGATGGGCTGCAATGGCTCCAGAACGCGGCGCGTGACAGCAAGGCGCGGCGCCTGGCCGGCGTGGTGGCTGACTCTCAGGCGGCGGCCGATGCGCTCGACGCTGCCGGCATCAAGGCGCCGTCGGCGGCCGGCCGGTTGCTGACTGATCCGGCTCTGGCGGCGCTGTTCTATCGGGCTGGTCCGGTGGCCGCGGCGACATCGGGCGACCGGTGAACCCGCAATAGACGCCCCAGGCAAAGGCCGCGATTCCCATTGCGGCCAGCTTGAGCCACATCCAGTCGGTGATTTCCATTCGCCCAGCCTAACCGGGAATCTTGGGCAAAAACACCCCCCTATCGGGGGTGCAATGCTGGCATGACCCAGCCGACCCAATACACCCGATCCACGGAATTTGCCGAGGAGGAGCGCAACAACACGGGCGGCCGGTCAACGGTTCGCACGGCGCAGATCGATGCGGAGCTTGATGCCGTCGGCCTGACGGCGAACGAGACCGCATCGAACCTCGGGCTCATCCAGCGCGATGACGGCGAGATCCGCGACGCCATGGTGAAGCTTCACACGCTGGCGCCGGACGTGCTGAAGATCATGGCGCTGCGGACGGGCTCCGTGCGGGGCGCCTGGCTGACGGCAACGGCCTATGCGGTCTGGGATCTGGTGACGCAGGCCGGCGCGACCTACGTTTGCGCGGTTGCGCACACGGCCGGCACGTTCTCGACCGACTTGGCCGCGGTCAAGTGGGTGCTGATCCAGAACCCGGGCTCGGTGGGCGCTTCAGGAATCCCG